ATCTTCAGCATCGCCGGTCCTCATTGTCATCAGTTTTCAGGAACGGCGGGAGCTTCGGCACTCTGATCGGCCGGGGCTGCCTTTTCCGTCTTGGGAGGAACGATGCCGTTGACGAACTCGCTCGCAGCCTTAGCTTCGGTTGCCAGCTCCATGAACAGATTGCTGTACGCCTCGGTCTGAGCGAAGGCATCGCGGACTTCCTGGTTCTTGATGAATCGACGGCCATCCGGAGACTTCTCACCGTAAGCGCGCAGAATGATGTCCTTGAAAGTCTCAATGATGACCTTGCCATTCTGCGCGGCAACGATGCGGTTGATCATTTCGACCAGGCCTCCCTCAACAGAGACCTCCAGTTCAGTCACCTCAGCCTGCGTCAGGTTGAAGTAAAAATCCTCCTTGCGAGTGGTACCGTTGTAATCGGTATAAGCGATAGTTTTCTTAAGCATGATGCTTTCTCCTTTCAAAAATTAAAGAAAGCGGAGCCCTCGGTGAAGAGAGCCCCACTTTAGAAGTTCTTGTACCGTGGATCAGCCGGCAGCCTTCAGCAGCTCGATGACCTTCTCCGGCATCGGAAGCGTGGGTTCGGTGGCCTGGTCGCCATCGGTGCCGTACAGCATCTCCTCCAGCTTCGCGAGCTTGGCCTTGTCGGTTTTGGTGGAGTCGATGACCAGATGCGCGGTCGGCTTGAAATTGGGAACATCCACAGGCGTGGTGCTGATCTCCCAGCTCATGGTAGCAGCCTCGGGGCTGTCATTCACGGTCTGGTTGTTCTTCTCAGAGGGAGAAGCCTGCGCACCGTACACCAGATGGAGCTTGTAGCCATAGTTCGTACCAACCGTATCGTTGCCGATCAGCGTGCGATAGCAGAAGCCGAACATCTTGCGATCCTGCTGGGCGATGGTGACACCCGGGGCGATCTCAGCGCAGCCGTTGCAGGCCTCGAACTCATCGGGATAGGTGTAAGCCTCGATTGTGGCGCCGAAGTCCTCGGCACTCATCAGGTTCAGGTACTTGATGTTGTCCGCCCATACGGCATTAGGCTCGCCGCCGGAGGGGCTCTCGTTAACGGCACTCAGGCCGTACCAGGGCACACCTTTGCCGTATGCATTGTCCTCGCCCATCGGGAACAGGACGCCGTGGTCGACGCCGGTCTCATACAGACGCTTGCCGACTTCATCCCATTTGATCTTCATAGCTGTTTCCTCCTTGTAAGGTTAGAAATATAGGTTGAACACATCATGGTTCAGGTTTTCTTTGGTATAGTGGCGTTCATGGCTGCACATCGGAAGAAGCGCGATCTTGCTTGGGATCTCGCTGTCAGGATTTCTGTAAATCACAGTTACCTGATACCGGTCGTGAAGCGCATAGGGCTGATTGTCAGCAAAAGTAGGTTCAATACGGCTGCGCTCGTAAACGATGCAGTCATAAATCATTTCCTTGCTGGCGGGAGGCTGAAAGTACACACGGCACTTTTCGCCTCGGTCGGGGCATCCAAGAATGTCAGATAGAGTCTTCTGAAGAAGCAGTCTCTCCATTGTAGACACCTCCGATCGTCAGGATCAATCTTGGATAATGGACTTCAACATTGGAGATCTTCCAATTTGCCCCCATAAAGCCAACATACCGCATTCGGTGGAAATTCTGGTTGGCAAACGGATCGGCGACTATGCTGATCTCATTCGCAACATTGATGTCGTCATTGAGCGTTTCCGATGACTGAAGACGCCTGGTGTTACGGGTCAAGTCTCCGAAGTACATCCGCTCCGTGATCTTTTCCACATATACACCAGGCGCCGTTTCCACCGTTTCAGCATAGCCTACCGGTCCGTAAAATTTTGCCATTTTGAATTTTCTCCCTTAGGTGCCGTCGTGACCGGTATCCTCGGTCTGGCCGGAAGAGGCCTTCACGGGCTCTTCCAGTGCGATAGCAGACCACAGTCTGGTCAGCGCGCCGGACAGACGAGTCTCAATCAGGTACTTCTCCTGGTTGAAGTCGATGTCGAACTGGTTGAAGCGGGTGATCTCGCCGCCCTTGGTAGAGCCGACGGTGTAGTCGCTCAGGTTGACGAAGATACCCAGCAGGTTATGCTTCTTGCCGGTCTTGTCGGTGCGGGCCAGACCCTCGAACTGCTCAGCAGTGTGCAGCTCGTTGATGTTCAGCGCGGCAGCCAGATCAGCCTTGGAGTTGTAGATGCGGCGACCGTTGGTGTCGCGGGCCAGCAGCATCACATTCACCAGATGCGGCGTGCAGAAGAAGTCGGGAGTGCCGGTGCCCTTGAACTTCTCGCGGGAGTAAAGGGCAGCCGTGATGATCGCCTCGGCGTAGATGTAGTTCTCGCCGAAACGGGAAGCGGTGCCGGTACCCTGAAGCTCGTTGCGGGCAGCCTCGATGTCCACATCATAGTGGATGGTGTAGAGATCGTCGTCATTCCAGATAGAACGGACATGCTCCTCAGAGATCTTGTGCTCATCCGCCTCATCGCGACCGTCACCGATCAGGATAGCGGTAGCGACCTCTTCCAGCAGAGTCTGACGCATCACACCGTACTGGTACTCGACCACATCGAAATCGGTGATGTCGATGATGTCATCACGGTGCATGGAGTCAGTGATGTAGATGGTCTGCGGATCGGTAGTGCGCTTCATCAGCTTCATGTTGCCGGAAGGAACCTTCTTCTTGCCCTTCTGGTAACCATGCGCGCGGATATCATCGCCGCGGGCATCCATGTTGCGGGTACGGATACGGCTGATAGGGCTCTTGTGGACCTTGTTCATGACCACATTGACCCAGCCCTGGTCACGGGTGATGAGCTCAGGAGCGCCGGTGCGCAGATCCTTATACTCGGGGAACAGGGCCTCGATGTCGTCGATACCGTGCTTCAGAGTATCGTTATGCTGCTCGGCGTAGAGCTTCATAGCCCCCTGAAGAGTGCCGACGCTCTTGAGCTTGGCGCTGGCGATGATCTCGGTCTGAGCGGAATGGCTCAGGGTGGTCGCCTGATTGTCCTCAGGCTTCTCGAAAACATTGTGTTTCATAGTCTTGTCTCCTCCTTCGGATTTGTCAGAATGTTCGATGTGGCCGTCATCCTTCTTCTCTTCGCCATCATCGTCGTCAGAATCGCTGTGGGCCATAGCATTGGCGAGCAGAGCAACCACAACGGTCTTCTGCTTTTCGGTCAGGCTGTTGATGACATCTTCAATGGTGTCGCCGTCTCCGGAGTCTTTCTTGTCGCCATCGGCGGACTTCTTGCCGTCATCGGCAGAGTCATCAGCTTTGCCTTCATCTGCATGGGCGAGCGTGATAGGTTCGTTGGCACAGAAGATGACTTCCTGCTCAGCGCCCTCTCCATGAGCAAGATCGACAAAGTCGATGAATGCTCCGGGATTTGCACCGGCAACCACAAGGCTCAGCTCCTTGATGTCACCATGCATCACATTTCCGCCCTGCTGCTTCAGGCCGTTGGCATAGATAGACAGGGAATCCACATCTCCGTGCTGCACGATCAGCTTAGCAGCCTTACCGGCAGCAGTTTCGTTGAATGTGCAGTAAGCGTAAACGCCATCCTCGCGGTTCTCCAGCAGCGCATGGCCAAGAATATTGGTCGGGTCGTCATGCTGGTGATTCCATACGAGGGGGACGGTCTTTCCGTCGCAATGTGCAAACGCATCACGGCGAATGGTGCGGCCATCACTGCACACAAGGTCATTGCGCGTCGCCCAGCCGCTGAAGTCGTACTTAAGTTTCTTCTCCATTTTGATTGTTGTCCTCCTTCGGTGTTGATGCCGGCGTGCTTTCCGCCGGTGCGCTCAGATTGCTGTTGCGCAGCTCGTCCGCCTTTGGGTCGGAAGAAGGCTTCATGCCGATCTTCTGCCGGATCTCATTCGAGGTCATGACCTCGTTGCGGGTGAACTTGTCAGTCATCTCAGCGATCTTATCGACAGGCACCAGCTTGAAGGGATCTCGGAAGAACAGGATGGACTGCTTTTGCGACCGAGCAGTTTTGGTGAGGAATTTCCTCTTGATTTCATCAACAATGGCAGAGAGGATTGGCTCAACGATTCGAGTCAGGTAGTTCTGCATCGTCTTATCATCGGCAGAACCATCCAGAATGCCCTGGGTCAAACCTAACTGGCTGTAAAGCATACTCGTTAAGTATTCGATCTGGGACATCAGGTTGTTCTCGACGGGGCGATTCAGTTGGACCACATGCTCAGTTCCGTCAGTGTATGCAACACCATATTTGGAGCTGGCTAACTGGTTCTCGATATCTTGTCGGCGCAATTCCGCCTGTTGACGACGTGCTTCTGTCTTGATGACATACGGCAACTGAATGATGAGGTTCAGCTTTCCGGAACTGTTCTGCTCGTCAATGGCGTCCAGCAGGTTCAGCTTTCGGATAAGCCGCTGCATCGTAGAGTTCGGTTCATTCATGACAGCATAGAAAGGATTCTCCACAATGCCGACGGTACTCTTGGGAACAAGAATATCCTCTTTCTCACCGCGCTGGTCATTGTAGACGCGAACCTTTACATGCTGCGGGAACCATTCAAGAATCTTGCCGGTCCGCATCGTCTCAATGTCAATGCCGCCGGTTTTCTCAGGATCAAAGTTTGTATCGACAGGGATGATAGCAACGCAGCCCTCGTCCAGCATCGACATAACAATGTCCTGCATAAAGGCCCTTCCGGTCTGGTCAACATTGGCTTCTACCGTTAAACAGTTATTAAGCCCACTCTCGATGACCTCCTTGAATCGGTCGCTGCCATCCAGCCGCACATGCTGAACGGTCATAGATGAGACATCCAGCGCAATACGGTTATAGACCGAGGTAATGATCGAACGCTCATTTCCACGGCTGAAGAGTGGACGGTCGGGGCGATAACCGTAACTCGGCCCAATCGACATCCGAGAAACATAAGAATCTCGGTTCATGAATGTATTCCATGCGTGCTTTAGCCGCGTGGCAACTGTCATTTCCATTCGGAACTCATCACCTCCTTTATGGCATAAAAAATTCCGCAGACCGTTCAAAGTCTGCGGAGCATGGTAAATGATTTAGCTCTCCATTTTGAATTCAATAGAGACTCGGTTCGATGATGTCAAGAAGATCGACAATCGACTTGCCATCAAAGAAACCATCAAGCAGCAATTCATCGAAATCGGAATAGTCCTTAAAGCTGTCTCCATACCACATGGTAAATGTAAATACGGAATCCTGAACTTCAGGCTCAACACCACACTTTTTTCCGTTAAACTCAAAGTAGATGCCCGTTCCATTCTCCAAAATAGCGGCTTTCAGTTCATTCAAAGTCATAGAATGTCTTCATTCTCCTTTCTCTCATCATCTGTTAGTTCACGCCGTTCAATGCGTTTCACACTGCCATCCTCATTCCACTCATAGAGATCAATGTGCTCCCCATGTTCGCCAAAAGAATGATGCTTCGGATTTCCATGGTTGCTCAAATGAATGTCTTTTGCTTTCCAACCATCTTCATCGTAAAAACTGCGTACATCGACCTTTCCGTCATCTCGAACATGATCCGCGATAGAATTCGGGGCAGCTTGCTTTGGGGTGGCGCTATGCCCATAAACAGTTGTCTTTATTATACCGGGTTCTGTGGTTTTTTCAACCATTTGCTTCGGCTTATGACCCAACTCTTCTGGTGTGCGCCTGACACCCCACTTCATTCCTTTTACACCGTAATGCATCAGAAACAAGGCCGGAGATGGCTTGTTGTAAAAATCCATGTTCCACCTCGTTTCTTATTCAAATGCTTCCGGATTCCGCTTGTAAGCGATATAGGCATCCATCATAGCCGACACAGCGTCGATCTTCTGCTCATACCGCTTCTTCATCAGCTTCCGGTTTCCATTGGTATCTTCCATGGCGATGCAGTTACCCATAGCATAGGTCATCAACTCTTCGTCAAAGAGGAGCATCCGGTCTTCGGCCAGCTTCTTCAGCTCACCCAATGGAACGGACTCCGTCTTCGCGCCCTGAATGACTTTCTCAATGCCGAACGGGCCGTTCTCAGCCGCCCAGCGTTCCACAAACTCCTTGGCGTTGTATGGGTCATAGCCAAAGCAGCGGACATCATACCCACACGCAACGATGTACTCGTCCAAGTCCTCATAGACCTGCATCGGGTCCAGAACCGTTCCATCCAAAACGACAAGACTGCCCTCGTCCATGAACTGCTCATACTTATTACGCATAGCAGCGGGCAGCTTATTCAGTGTTCTGGAAGTAATGTAGTTTCGGGTCTTCACGCCAAAGGAACCGTTACGCAACGGGAACAAAAATGTGAACGAACAGAAGTCGTCACCCTGAGAAAGGTCTCCGCCAAGCGCGCAGGCCATCTGCCAGTAATCGCGTTTGCGATGCGGCAGTGTCTCTTCGTAGGTGAAGTAATAGGTATAACCCTCCATCGGCAGTCCGAAACGCTTGGCAAGAATATCATTCCTTGCGGCAGGCGCTTTCTCGGCGCGTTCCACATCAAGCTGATAAGTCTCGTAACTTACAGTCTTTCCGATGTTCGGGTTCGCCTTCATCCACATCTCCGGATAGCCGACCTCGTCGACAGAGTCGAGCTTGTACCACCAGATCGAAACATGCGGATTTGGATAATCCCCCTTGAGAATGCTCATAAGCTCCATTTTGATGGTGTCGCCGGCGCCATTACGAACAGTACCCTCCGAACTGGTGGCCACGATCAGATAGTCGTCCACCTTGGAAGCGCCCTGCTCGATAGCGCCGATAACATCCTCGCGAATGTCGCCGGAGAGCCACTCGTCTACGGTTGCGATCTTGCATCGAAGACCTTGCAGCTTGTTGATCGACATAGGGCGGATCTCAATGAGAGAGCCGGTCAGAAAGTTCTCAATTCCTTTCTTTGTCGAGGCCAACTTAACGCGATTGGCCTGCGAACCGGTCGTGTTCTGGAGCGAGCCTTGTGTCAGAAATTGGAATACGGGGCCGCGGGCTCTTGTGATGGCAGTGCGGATTGGTGACATGACCTCTTCGGCAAGCTTCATGGTTGGAGCTGTCGTGATCTGATGGGTCGTACTTGTGTCTACATTCTCAAAGAATGATTGGATGCACGAATCATAGATCGACTTAGCGGCACCTCGTCCGACGATTAGGTATTGCTTGTTCACAAGCCGCTTCTTGATCATCTTCTTGACATAGTGCCCGCCTCGTCCGTCCGCGTTCGGCTCATAGACCGTGCGCTCCACAAAGTAATACCAGCCGAATACCTGCTCGCCCCACAGCTTGAAGCTGTCAAGGAGGTGAAGATCGGAACCATCCGTCAGGGTCATCTCTGCCTCGCAATACTTGATCCAGCCCTCAACGGCTTTATCATCATAATAGATTCCTGGATTTGCGATCAGATCGTCGATCCGGTTCATCTCCATCGAAATCTCTTTGCAGACAGGGATCTCACCCCGAATCACAGCTTCACGAAACTTTCCGTAATACCGGGGAACAGCAGTATTCGACAGGGCCATTCAGTATTACCCCGCCTTCTTCTGCAACTGCTGAATTGCGAGAGCAATGCTCAGAGCCGAGCTGCCGACAGCCAAAACCGTTCCGGCATTGTCAAGCACATCCGAAAGATAGCGGCGGCCTTTAGACACCGACTCCTTGGCAAACAGATCGTTGTACTGCCGTTCCAAAAGCTCGCGGTTGATCTGGTCGCGAAGCTCCTTGTCGGTCTTCTTGCTCAGGTCCATCCGCTCTTTCTTCGTAGCATTGCGGCTGTCCTGATCCATCTTCTTCGCCCGATTGACAAGTTCGGAAGTGGCATCCACAGCTTTCTTGGTCGACTCAAGCTTGGAGGGCGGGGTCGGCTTTTTAGTCAGATCCTTATATTTGTTTTCCAGAGATAACCGATTGATTGCCTTTCTAAGGTCTTCATCTTTCATCTCTTTCACAGGATCTTTCTTCTCCTGCTGCTGAGCGCGGCGTTTTCCCTCAGAAGTATAACTGCCGTCTGAATTCTGGAAACGGCGAACGCCCCATTTCTGGCCTTTGATACCATAGTGGCAAAGTTCATCCATTTTGACTTTCCTCCTCTCTTGCAGCATTATCGGCCGCCACGAAAAGCCGCCACTCAAACTCGCTGATTTGACGGTTCATCGCGTCAACAGCAGAGGAAGCGGTAGGCAGGTCGAAAAGCAGCCGAACTTTAAGGTGCATATAAGATTTTACAAGGGCAAGCCGACCAGGGTCATCCTCCAGAAAGTCAGACCACTTTTCATCAGCCCCTGAAATGGCAAAGCCTTTCTTCGGGCCAACTCCCATCTGTCCAAGAATGGAAAAGACAGAGTTGATGTGCATGATAAGGTCAGCATCAAAGTGAGTGTAACTCTCGTCAATTCCGAGAAGCTTTTTCACCGATGTCAGGATGCTTTCAGTCGTATCCATAGATGCACTCCTTACTTGGAAAGGGCAATGTACTTTCTCATACAAAAGCCCTCGACCCCATCAGAAGTGCGAACTTTGTAAAAGTCTTCCGTGGACGCATCCAAGTCAACGCAGACCTGTGTCAGCGCGTCAATGACGACCGCAACATCTGCGTTGATGTCAGGCAGCTTACGCACATTCAGATAGAGACAGTCCGTAACAATGCCGGAGCCAGTATGCGGCTCATTGACCGCTTCTGCCTCAGTGCAGAGTTCCGTCACATCCTGACGCTTACCGCGAAGCTCCTGAATGATGTCCTGCTTGCGAGGATTATTCTGCATAGTCGGTTCCTCCTTTGGTTTAATGTTTCCAGGGACAGGTATCATTCCTTGTCCGCTTAGGTGGTTCGGTGAGCAACAGATTTTTGTCACCGTAGTGAATTGCCTGATGCGTCTCATGGGTCGTTGTGATGAGATACTCAGGGTCGAGTAGAATGTCTGTCCGTTCCAGAAGATCTCTCTGCCGAATCGGGTTCAGATGGTGAATGATGACTCGACCAAATATCTCATGACCTTCGATGCCAAGGTCGCAGCCAAGATCTCTTGTAATCACCGCGTCTCTGATCTTCTTCCATTCCAGCGACCTGTAAAAGACCTGGTTCATATAACGGTCGAAGCCGAAAGTCGTTTCGCCGACGATGCCGTCAAGCCGAAGATACTCAAAGCGATCTTCAAAGGTTGGAAGAAGAACAAGCTCTGAATAGCTTTTAATATTCATCCTCTTCGTCCTCCTGCCCCTGATAGCTCTTCATAGCCTTGGCCGCCTTGAGGTACAGATCCTCCATCTTGGCGGAGGACTCGATCGCTTCGGCCTTTGCCGCGGCAAGATCCCTCTGCTTCTCAAGCAATTCTTTTTCGATCTGGGCTCTGGTGGAGCCGAGTTTCAGAAAATGGGAAATCACCTGAGAGGAAGCAGTGCCGTTGCGCATCTGCTCTTCGGCAACATCAATGGCTAAGGCGATCAGTTGCTTCTCTCTTGCTTCAGGAGTAAGAGCCGCACGGGATTTAGGTACTTTCTCAGATGATCTTGCGGCCTTTGCCATCCTTGCCACCTCCTCTCGCTGTGTTTGATCATGGTATGCACTGTGTTTTGTATTACTTATTTGGACTTTGAGACAGGGCTTGAAAGAACCCACAGAACTGACTGGCTGAACAAGTTGAAAGGAGAAATCCCCAAATGAAAGATGGAGGTAGAGAAAGCACTTGCATGACCCGGTCGTGGCGATTCCATGGAAAGAAGAACACATCAGGAGGTGAAATATCAGCCCTGTGGGCCCGTTCAAACCCTGTCTCGTCGCCCAAAACTCCCGCCGGCTTCCCCAACCCCGAAAAACATTTTTCAAAAATATCCCCCGGAGAATTTTCAAAGACCGCCGCGATGCAGAGGGGGTGTTGTTTCTGCGCCCCCCCCTATACCTTTTGGAAAGCAAGGTAGTCTCGCTAAGCAAAAGGTGACTTGGAGTTAAAACTTATCGTGCTGTAAAAGCAGAGCCAAAGATAAAACCTCCCGATTTGAGCGAAAGAGGCTGCTAAAGCCTTATGCACTCACGAGAGGCGAATCCTTTGTGTCTGCTTTTACTTTTTTGTAGATCCCAAGGGGATCGTATTTGATGATGTCGTCAATGGCACGCTCAAGTTCCTGTTCGTTTTCAGCATCTGAAAGCTGATCGGAAGTCCTGGCTATACGAGCCAGGTAGGCGCAAGAGTGATAGCCTTTGCCTTCATCAAAGCGATACCAAGCATCGTACTGGGTAAAGGGATCATACGGATTATCTGTCGTAGTTAGCGCGCATGATTGAGCCATTTTCTCTCACTTCCTTTCATGAATTCAGATACTTGGAAACGGCAGAAGTCGAAATTCCCAAAGCTTCAGCGATTTCAGCATTTGTGTGGCCAGAATTCGCCATTGCTTTGATTCTGCTAATGCGAGCATCGGACAACTGCGTTGTTCTTCTCGGCGTTGCTCGTTCTCTGACAGTTTTCGGTTCGGCATAACGCAAGATCTCGCTCAAGGTTGTGTCTGAAATCGCACCAGACTGAATTGCAGTCCATTCGCCATCGCTGATTGTAATGCGAGTTCGCTTTCCGCTTGCACCAGTAGAATTTCTGGCATCACTAATAGCAGCACGACGGATCTTGGAAATCTCATCTTTGTCAGTGATGTTGTTTGCCTGAACCTTTGCTTTCACACGAGCATTTGCAATTCGTTGAGCTTCTCGTTCAAGAGGAGCATTCAACTGTGCGACTTTGAGGGCGGCCATAAGGCGGTTCACTTCGGGCTCAAAGGCCTTGGCCGCACTGGCAGAGCGCTTCAGAGTAGGGGTAGCCTTGTATTCAAGACGGGCCTTGTTGGCAAGGTCTTTCATCTTGTTGGCATAGTCGGCATAGGCCTCTTCCTGAAGCGTTCCAGAAGACATCGAACGAACATCATCAACTGCGAGGATGCGTTTAACCTTAGTTGTTGCCGCTACCGTCTTTCCGGTACGGGGGTCCACATAAGTTCTGCCGGACTCCTTGTAAACGACTTTTCCTGTCAGAGGATCAATGACACCGCTGCCCTGACGCTCCGGTACCTCAACATCCTGCTTTCTACGGGATAGGAGGGTAGAGGCGCCGCCATGGTGACCAGTCTCGTCGTCAAAGCCTTGATACTTCTTCTTGAGCTCGGCGATACCATTGTCTTTCTCAGACTGCCGGTAGTCGAGCTTGTGCTTGGCCGCATCAATGACAACCATGCTGTGTTTGACCGCTCTTGCGATCTCAGGCTCAGTAGCACCTTTCAGAGTCATGTCAGTAATGAGATTTGAAATCTCACCCATCTGTCTCTGTGTAGCAGCGCCCTTTGCAAGGAGCCGAACGCCAGTCTTGCCCTCAGTCGAGTAATCAGTCTTAGGATCGAAGTCTTTCAAATCCTTAAGGGCGGGGGTAGATTGGATCTTCACTCTCCCACCGGTAGGAATGACAACGACCTGGTCGCCATCAAAGTCAGCACCAGAAAGACGCTCTGCAACCTTAGGGTTGATACCCACAGCATCCCGAATGTTCTTTCCGAGAACGGAAACGGCAGTCGGGTTTTTGTTATTGACCGTAAGCTCAGGGATCTCAAAGGTGCCACCATGCGGATAGCGAATTAGTACGACCTTTTCGCCATCACGATAGTTCGGGGCAAAGATCTCGGTCTCTTTCATCGCATTGAGCGGTAGTATGACCTGTGTGCTCTGACGAGGAAGAGCAGCCGCTTTCAGATGGACAGCAGCCGAGTCGCACTCATCCGCAAAGTCTAACAGTAGCTTCCGCTTTACGGTGGGGTTGTTCAATGAACAGATCTCCGAGAACTCGTCAGCAGCGTCAGCGTAAGTCAAATCCAACTGCTTCTTGATAAGCTGGATGGGCTGCTTGGAAAGGAACTGAGAAGAAAGATTTTTACTCATCTTGTCCCAGTCGCCCTCTTCTTTCAACTTGTTGATCGCAGAAAGCTTCTCATTGCCGTCGGCGTCGATATAGTGACTCTGGCCATTAGCCTTAATCAAGGCCCCGAAAGGGTTGTCGGGATCATCCTGAATTTTCTTCATAACATCCATCTTAGGTGTTCCGGTATGCTTGTTGGTGTTAAAGACAATGTCTGCGCCATCGGGCATATCATCAGAATACATCGCCATTCCTTTGAGGTAATGGGTACCATCCACAAGGATACGAACCTGAGCATAGTGAGAGTCTCCAAGGTCAAGATCGGCAACGCCACGACGGATCTCAATGACACCGTCTTTCAATGCGCCACCCTCATCGCCATAAAGGATCTTCACACGGCTGGAATCAATGCTCGCTGGATACTCACGCTTGTCCCAAGACTCGCCACCATCAGTAGAATGGTAGTCGCCAACAGACTTCACCAAATCAAGGTTCTGATAAACCTCTCTCTGGTCAATCTCAGGAACGGAAATAACGGGGGTGATCGTGCGTTTCTTCGGGTCGTTTACCTGGGGAACGCCGACGCCATAGCGGTTATAACCCTCGGTTTCCAAAATGAAAAGAGCCTCTTGAAGAACACCGGTAGAAACGCCAAGCTGCCGCTCAACGCCGGTGCCTACATCAATGGCTCCTTTTTCCGCAAGCTCTTTCTTCAGAATCTCTGCCGTGGCTTGCGCCTTATTCTTATTGGCTGCCGTATTCTCATTCAGCAGTGCGCGAACAGAAGAGTCATTCGCATAACCGAGGATTGAGGCGATCTCATCCAGCGTCTTACCGTCTTCCCGCAAAGAACGGGCACGGTCTGCCTGAAGAGCACGGCGTTCATGCTTTGCGACGCGAACCTGCATCCGCAAGTCAGTCGTCGAAAGATGAAGTTCATCAGCAATCTGTTTTTCAGTTTTGCCGAGCCGCTGAAGCTCTTCAACGCGAGCAAGAAAGTCGCCGCCATGTTGGTAAGGGTTATCACCGGAACCCCACGGATAGCGCCCAGAGCGCCGTTTGACGCCATAGTGCATCAGAATATCTTCCTCTATGAGGTCCATAGCTTAACCCTCCTCTTCTCTAATTTTGTTGATGACCTTATCGGCTGTGATGATCCTGTCCATGATCGGCAGAATATCCTCAACAGTCGGCTTATGGTACAGAATTTGGTCGTGCTGGTAGATACGCAGTTCCATCTCAATGTCGGATGGACGAATATGATACTCCAAACAGAACAGAGCGGCATAGACCTCCAACTGTTCAATGTGAGCATCAATTTCTCCGGTCTTCAAATCATGGATGCGAAGAAAATTATTTCGGAAACAAATCGCATCGGTCGTTCCGAAACAGTTCGGGGAATAGTAGAGGATCTGTTCCGGCGTCATCTTATAACCGATAGCGTCATTCACATACATGTTCAGAGTCTTCTGAGACTTGGGAAGTTTCTGCCCCAAAAGAATACACTGAGCGGCGAATGCGTGAAGAACAGTTCCTTTCTGTGTTGCCAGAAATCTCACATAGGAGTCCGCGATTTTATCGTCGGTGTAATTGATCCAGTGATACTTACTCGCACCAAGGAAGGCGTGCTGACCTTCAAGGTTGGAATGCCTGTTGAAGTTCATTCAATACCTCCTCTTTATTTTCCGGACACACAAAGCGAGAGAATGACATATCGTTCATCTTCTCGACATAGTAGTCCTGATTTGGGCGCTTCTTAGCTGTCGCAGACCTCTTGCATTCGAGGGAGGCCCACTTCTCGCCATAAAGAATCAACAGATCGGGAAGTCCCTGAATTTGGTCCATCTTGAAAACCATGCATCCAGGGAACAACGCTTTCAATGACTCGATTAAACGGTCTTGAAATCCGCTCTCAAGTCTGGAACTTCTGGCCACGAAATGACCTCCTTTCGACAAAAAATAAAATGGAGAGAGGGAAATGTGTAACACATCTCTCTCTTCTCCATAAAAGACCCTGTTTTTTCTGCGGAAGCCAAAAAGGGCATAAAAAAGCCGAGACACCTTTTCAAGCATCTCGGTCAAATATCCAGAGGGTCAGCTATTATTTCGCAGATATCGAATGAGTATCCAAATCAGCCACAGACCTCCTGTGCAGAAAGTAAGTATCACATCGAGGATCAGTCCACCAGTGCTACGCTTTCCGTTACCTTTACTCATGCTGTCTGTCCTTTCTCATAAATCCGTTATGTTGTCATCATCAATGTTGTTGCTTTCTTTCAGTGCGATGTTACCTCCAAGACTCGAAGCCAAAGCCGCGACAATGGCAGCAGCTACGCCGCCGATAACCCCAATGAGCTTCAAACGGTTCCTCGATTTTTCAGAGTCCTTATCCGCTACCGCTGCGGCAACTTCCTGCATCTGATTGAGAATATAAGTCTTCTGCTCAAATGTCAGGTCGTCGTTGTCCAGCATTTTTTCAAGAGAATCCATCACGCGGTTATACATATCATAACAACTGCGCATACTCTCTCGATCGTCTTCCATCGCTTCCTGGATGACGCTGCGGTACTCTTTCAAAACATCAAGTGAAGTCGAAGCGAAGTTCGGAAATTGCTCAAGAGCTTTCTTTGCAACTTCGGGGTTCATCTTCGGAACCATTGTCGCAAAAGCAATGACTTTTTCTTTTGTCAAATGTCTGAAATCTGGAATATCCAGTTTCTTGAGAACTTGCTGTTCAGTGTAAGGCCGTGCCACGCTCCGTCCTCCCCTCGTAAGAGTGCAAATAAAAAAGGTGCGCCCCAACGAAGAGACGCACCCTGCAAAAGCGCATCTCTCATTGCTGCGACACAATCCTCTTACCACCACTATGGGTATAACGAGTTAAGAGAGAAACACTTGTTGCCAAGTAATTCTCCCATAGTGAAGCGGATAAGAAGATTTAATTGTGTCGCAAGCTTAGTATATCACACTCGCGCACGAAAAGGAAGTCAGAGTTTTTTGAGGAAAATCAGGCTTTGGCCAAAAACCCACTTTTTCTCGTCACTTATATATATTTTTTACATTTTTTCTTCACACTAATTAAAGAAAAAAGTGGGAAAGTGGGCAGAAATCCCGCAAAGCCTTGTGTACCAACGGTTTCAGCCTGCCCACTTTTCAAATAAAACCGGCCAAAAACCCACTTTTTTTGGCCAGAACCGTCTCTACAAGTCTCTCAACTCGCCCAAATATATCAAGTTTCCGAAAGAAAGTGGGCAGAAGCCCGTTTTTCAAAACAAAAGTGGCCACGATTTTTGCGCATGAAAGAGCCCCGAATTCTATCTTAGATTAGACAGAACCGGGGCAAATTCACGCAGTTTTGCTAAAATGTTCTCCGCTGATAAGGGAGATTTTTTGCCATAATCGGGATGTAGTCATATTGCTTGAATGACTTTTTGGAGTGTTTCTGAAGAGATTGACCGTACTTTTTAGGCGGCATTCCGTATCGGTTTGGCCAGAGCGCATCATCGTCGAGGACGGCTGATACAGTCACGGTGACAGCTTCCCACGCATCAACAATATCAGCAGCCAACTGATTGATGGCTTCGCTAAAGGTCTCGAATGCCTTCACAATATCTTCAGTAGGAAAGTTAAACATTTTTCTACCTCCATACTCGTCCGGACCGTTTGTCGATCAGAACGACACGACCTTCGATCTCAAAGTCTGCCAAGTCACACACATCCTTGATAGACCTGAGCAACTTCTTAAAGCGAAGCTCCTCGATTTCAAGGTTCATCATGGCCTGGTAGGCTGTCGGATCTGAGTAGCCCTCCGAGTTTTTTCGGTCGCTCATTGGTCACCTCTTTCTTTCTCCCATTTTTCAAGATCACAGCCGATCTCTTTCAGCTTGTAGGTACAGAGCCAGACATCATCGCCCTGTTCCATCTCATAACGACGGATCAAAGCCTCGATGCCGCGGGAGAAGTTGTCATAGAATTTTTTAAGCCTCTTATTGCCGAAGCCGAGCTGTTCACGCAGCTCCCACAGAACCAGAGCGTCGATCTCTCGGATATGCTTTCGATCGTACTCTGCGAGCTGTCGCTGTATCTCCATGTCCATAGCCTTTTTCTCGGCAGCGGACATTACGGCTCCGAACACTCTTTTTCCGGCTTTCTTTACTTTCATGAACGAGTCCTCCCATGATCCAGTTTTCTTTTGCGAAGAACATCGGAACTCCGAAGAAAAGAGAAAGGAGAAGGACCGTACCATCCCTCTCCAAAATAACAACCGGCAAAGATGCCAGCACCATCAATACCGCATAGATCTTGTTGCGGATCAGTTCGCGCTTCCACATAATCATTACTCCTTTATCAGTACGATGTTGACGGAATGAACCAGATATGTAGTTCCGTCAATTTTTACCTGAATCTGATCGCCGTCATCATAGTCTTTCCAGCTTTCAATTTTCCCGCTGATAACTGAACCATCGGGAAGCGCCAGGATAGCATTGTCATAGCTGAATGTCGTGTCGATGACTTGTCTGTTACAACCCGTCAGGAACATCAGCATCATGGCGACAACGAGGAGGATCGCCGCAAGCATACAAAGTGCTCTCTTAGCTTTCATCTTACTTATCCTCCCCAACAGTATAGAACGGCTTGTCATAAGCGTACATAGTCGCATGACTCTCATCTGGTGCATCCATCTCCAACACAGTCATGATGGCATAGTTTGCGAGATCGAGCAGCGTATCACGAATGGACTCATCCGTAACTTGCTGCTGGTCGCGGTCATTACAGGAAAGGCGGGACAGGGTCTTGAAGCGGGAGAACTTATCTCCAAGACGGATACGGGCCATGGCAAGACCTTCCTCGACAAAAGTGGTATGGAAGCTGTCGCCATAGTCGTGGTTTTTGCGTGCGTAGAGCTCGTTCAGCCCATCGCAGATTTCCTTATGTCTCAGAACTTTTTCGTTCATTGCGATCCTCCTTAGTCTTTCATAGGCGACAGGCCAAGTCGTGTCCGGTAGTCATTGTGAGAAATCAGACCGCTGGTTCTCATGTTGCGGAGTGTCTCTTCGTCCGGCCACGGGAAGACCGAAACAGAAACACCGCCATAAGGCGAAATATAAATGGACACATAGCGGTCACGAGCCGCCATTGCTTCATCAATGATTGAGTGGATTTTTTTCTCATCCATTTTCACAAGCTCCTTTCAAATATCATTTGCTCTGCGATGCAGACTGTGCTCGGCATCGAAGCCCTCCGGATATCGGGCCCGGAGCTTCTCGATGTTGGTCTGCATGACCGTTTCCATGTTCCAACCGAGAGCGGTGCAAGCCTCCGCAATCATCCAGAGGCAGTCGCCCAACTCCTTTTCCAGATGCTCAGGGTCGAGCTTGTGACCCTGGTACTTCTTCTGGAACAGACCAGAAACCTCGCCAGCCTCGGAAGTCAGGCCCAGGACAGCGTGCATGAGCATATCCTTCTTCTGGTCGTAGGGGATGCTGCATGTCCGCATAGCCAGCTTCTGGTACTCGTTGGGCATCATCCGCTTTTTCTCGTTCTCATAGGCCGTGACAAGGAACTCCACGCACTTGGAGAAATCCTGCTTCGGCCCGTTACACCAGCCACTGTAGCTGGGACACTGGTCTTTGTATTGACAAGACATAATTAAACTTCCTCCTCAAAAAGAATATAAAAAGAGAAGAGCCTGTGTTTCCACAAGCCCTTCCCTCTGGGTAGAGATTAGAATTTCAGCTTTTCGTTGATCTTCGCGATTTGTTTCTCAGCCTTTTTCTGAATCTCGGTGTTCCCGGCTGCGATTGCCAGGTCAAGGATCTCCTGCCAGTCTTCCAACTGGTCAAGCAGCATACCCTTGTACTGGTTATCCGTCATACCCACAGAATCACCACCATCCAGAAGGTGAGAATCGTTGCGTTCAGCCATAGCCTAACAACCTCCTTCCATAATAGGCGATGTACTTTTTGCGCATGATTTCTTTTTATGATTGTATCATAACAGCCGGAGTGGTGTCAAACGGCAGTGCCTGTAATCAGCTCAGAATAAGGCAGACTTTCGATCCGGTCACAAAGTGTGTGCCATTCATCAAGCTTGTGATGCCGACGGGATTTGTAGATATTGGCCAGAACCTCATAGTTCAGCATGACCGTCCGTTTCTGATTGTAGGAACTTGGGAGAAGCTGTATCATCTGCCACCAAATATCCTTGGCGGGGAGGCTGGTGTATTCCTCAGTCTTCGTCGCTACAAGATATTTTTCGCGATAGTGATTTAGCACATCAATCGTCATGCCAATGACTTCCATGGGCCCCGTATCTCTGTGATCGGTTCCTCCGATTTCAATACGGACATCGAGGTCATCAACCAGATGCTCGTGACTGAAGTCATCCAGTGTAAACTCCTTTGCTGCGATTTTGTGCATCGTAGAGCAGGAGTTGGCGACAGTACCGACCTTATAGGTGTCGAACTCTTTCCACCAGTACAGCGGGGCGGTGATGTCGAGATAGACGGTAATCATCCGCATGAACTTGCGATGATCCGTACCAGCGTTGCGGAGGGCCATCATGAGTTGCTTATCGTTGGGGCCAATGCAGAAATTTTGCTGGCATTCTCCGCAACATTTTTCTTTCCCATAAGGACATTCTGGGCCACTATCGCTTTTCGCCCACGAGTTCTTAGGGTTCCTCATGCCTCGAATGGCGTGCTCCCAACCGAGAACTTCGACATTTTCAACTTTCAGCATTTACTTCTCCTTTCCTTAACGCTTCATTGTGCTTTACAAGCGTACAGAGATTGGCGTTCTCCTCATCGCAGAACTTGATAGAAACAGGGTCAACACGGCGAACACCATCTTTGAATTCAACAATGCCATAGACCTGCCCAATCTGAGCAGCATGGTGTCTACCACGAAGCAGACTGGCGCCAACAACATTACTCCACTGCTCCCAAAGATGAAAATATCCGAGTTCACCTTTGACTTCACAAAGGCGTGTTGGTAACTCAACCATTTTAAGATAGGCCATTACAAACCTTCTTTCTGTTGGCCGCGAAGAACCTCAATGCAGTCGCAGTCAACCGTAGCAGCTTCGACATTCATAGCAGAGAGCATCATCTGAAGCTCGTCTACGAGATACTTCTCGCTCTTACCAAGGCCGCCACTTGCGAGAAGACGGATGTAGTTCGTCACCGTGATAGGAACAGGAATTTTCTTACCCATCTGAGCAGCGAGCAACTGAATGTACTTGGCCATCGGATAGGTAGCCACAACGATGGTGGCACCGGTCTTTTCAGACATTTCGATGAGCATGGTTGTTTTGCCGCTTTGCCGTTCGCCGATATAAATTTGCATAGTTTCTCCTTTCTAAATAGCCCCTCATTCGAGCCATTCGTTTTCTCGTTCATAGAATTTGAAAACTATTACGCCGGTTCCTATAATCCAAAATATCCAGAACACAACAGTGCTAACGCCTTTTTCCAGTCTTTCAACAGTCTCATCAATGGTTAAACCTTCATAGAATGGGCTGTTATCAGAGATAGTGTTGTCAGAAAGGGTTGTAAAGATGGTTCCTGTATGTGTGATGCCGATACCGTAATATTCATACCGAACGTGACCGGATTCGTATATGGTATCAATGTATCTCGTTCCGGGTAGTTCAAATTTGGAAATTGGAAAAGTAGCTTCACAGAAAGAAACAGTTGACGCTGCCTTTGACTCTTCTCCGGCATAATCCCAACTCCAATAGGTTTCGATGGTATATGTGGTGTTTCCGTTTGCATCCGTATGTGCAACTGTGCGAGTATGCATCGTATAGAGCTTTTTGATTTTTTCGACATACATATAGGAGCCGTCGATCTCTGGATAAGAAACAGGGTCGAGTGCTTCAAGTGTCCCATAGACGAATGCGTTCCCGACATTTGTTCTCATGCCATAGGAAAACGTCTCTTGACTATCAATTTTGACCGCCTTGTTATAGACCTCATTCCTATCCATTTGACGTTCCGTTATTTTTGCCGAAATAAGAATCCCGACCAGTATCATGACGGCAATAATCGAGATACTGGCCAGAACTTCTCTTTTTGTAATTTCAAAATTACGCATAGTCAATCTCCGAATAGGTTCTGCGGAGCATCAATGGGAGCATTGTAGTCGAGGTAGTCATAGGTTTGCGTTTCATAACCGAGAATATTGAGAAAGAGACGAGCAGGAAATTGCCGTACATAGCGATTGTATTCCTTGACCTGCTTGTTGAAATTACTGCGGTATTCTGCAATCAGATTCTCGGTGATGGAGAGCTCATTCATAAGTTCCTTATAGTTTTCGTTTGACTTGAGCTCTGGATAGGCCTCGGATACAGCAGTGATAGCTGTTGCAACATTTTCAATATCTCCAGAACTTTTGCGCCCCTCTACAATGGCAGTCAGAGTTTCGGCCTCGTGCTTATCATATTGCATGACACAGTCGGCGAGGTTGTAGACTAAGTCAACTCGCCGTTTTTCCTGGACGCGAATATCAGACTGTGCGGTATTGACCTGTTCTTCCAAGGTAAAGGCCTTGTTCTGAGTGCCCTGCACAGCAAAAACGCAAAGAAGGACAATCGCCAAAATGCCAGCGAGAACAATGAGAATGGGTTTGGTATCTTTTTTCATTAGGTTTCTCCTTTCAAATATCAGTGGTTACTTTTTGTCGATCCTGTTGGCTTTCCGCTCCTCGTACTCAGCCTGCTCGATGCGAACCATGCCGTCCGGACCATCTTTGAAATATCCATTCAGCTCAACGGTGTTGCCATTGGGAAGAATGAGCTGGAGATAGCCGACGGTATCGAAGTCGCCATTTTTCTCATCGGTCAGAAACTCTTCGACGATGATCTTGAACTTCTTGTCCGCCGGGAAGTACGGAAGCGTGATTGGATACATCTTGTCGATAAGGCGAGTACCGAAGCCGTTTCTGAACGGAATATCAGGGCTTTCTTTGTTGATGAGCTGAACACGGTTGACATCCGAGTAAGTGACAGTACCGTCCTCGGCGACATCCTTAAACAGGCTGCTCATGCGCTTGCACTGGAAGTGCTGGATAGGGTCATTCTCACCAAACTCGACCTTAGTCCAAATATCAGGATCGTCCTCAATGGGGGTAAGGCATTTGCCGTCGATGAGGCGGTTCAGGATGCTCTTGGTGATCTGAATGCTCATACCGGAGTGGCCGTCGCGTTCCAAAGACCGATACGCTCTGAGGGCACTCTCATAGCACGCAACACCGTAATCCCAGTCGTCTTTATCTTCGGCACTTTCGCGTTCTTTCTGAGAAGCAAGAGCAACTTCACGAGCCGCCCAATCACTCTCGTCATCGGAAAGGGACAGTACCCGCTCGACATCCTTATCGGTATGGCCGTCCCACTCAGGAGCAGTGGCCACCTCTTTGCAGTGGAACAGGTCCCAGTCCTTGTCCTCGTAATGATAGGTATAGGGCCCCTTTGGCGTGTCGATGCCAACGATGAACCAGCCTCCTCCAAAGGGAGCCTCGCCATCCGAATGCTTGTGGGATTTCCAAGCAAGCGTCGGGAAAGTGTTCACCAAGGCTGCGAAGAGGATGAGCCGCTGATGATAGAGGGAATTGAAGGTGTGGAACCCATCGGAGAATTCTCCGATATCTTTCTCGGACATCAAGACTGCGCGATCATCCCAATATTCATTGGCGAAGATCTTCCGGCAGTCAGTCCCAAATGCTTTGATGATTTCGGGAAGATTCTTATTGACCGCATCGAGATGGATGCCCTGTGCCTCACAAAAAGCAAGCGCTTTTTCCAAAGGTTCGCCAACTCGGTTCGTCCAAAGAATAATTTTGGCGCCAGCTTCCTGTTCGGCCTTAACCTTGGCGATGTTTTTTTCAATCGGCGCACCGATCTCAGGCCATTTGTTTTCAACCAAAGTGCCATCGAAGTCGACAGCAATAATTTTTGCGTTATTCATAATTTCTCCTTTTCATGTCATGCTGCTTTCGGCATCGGCGCAGTAGACCACCCAACAAAGCGACCCTCATTGAAGTTCTTCTTCTCCTTGAGTGCCTTGCTGATCGCCAGATCAATGCCGGAAAAGCTCTTTAGATGGAAGTAATAAAGGTCACTGAATGGCGTCGTCAGACGGTCAATCCGTCCGGAAGCCTGAACCATGACCTTATAGGAATAGTTCTGCGAGTAGAAGATGATCGTATCAGTGGTAATGCAGTTCCAGCCCTCGCAGCCGGCCGTGTACTGCACGAGATAGACCCATTTGTCGCCGGTCGGGATCTCTTGATGCTTGTGACCGTTCCATTCAGCGACTTCGGTCCCATCGGGGTAACCAAGATTTTTGAGAATATCAAGCTCGTAGTCGAAATTGTAGAAGATGATGACTTTAGGGTGATCTTCCATGATCTCCAACACGGCCACGCTGCGGGACTCGTCCGAATTCACCACGCGGCGCCAGTTCATACAAAGCTCAGAAGCCGTTTCAATAGGACGGTCTTCCCAAGGGTTCCAGCGGTTTCGAGAAATATCTTTGTAGAGCGGAATGTTGTAGGAAACAGGCACATCCTGATGATGAGATGTGGTGTGCCGCTCGAACTCCATCGTCACAAGAATGCGATTGCGCAGACGGATCAGCCGTCCGGTGTTGAGGTATCGGTCAACCTTTGGATACTTCGACCTCCAGTCATAAACCACATGCTGATCGATGAAATCGGTCTTGTTCCGGTAGAACCCATTTGCGATGAAGACGGGAATATAATCCTGCCAGGTATCACCAGGGGTAGCTGAGAGCAAGATCCATTTGTTCACCTTCGCGATTTTCAGGAATGCTTTTGTCCAAGCCCCGTAGCCGACGACACGCTGCTCGTCAAATATAAAGAAACTATTTTTTACATCTTTGTACTTGCTGATGTTGTTCCACGAGTCGATGACGACCTTGTTCTTGTAGTAATTGCAGTCCTCATGGGTTGAGAGCAGGAATGGAGCCAACTCGTCCTCCCATTCACAGGTATCGCGCTTGCGTGCAGTGGTGATGATGTAAATATCAAGCGGATTTTTCATCGGCGCATCAGGAATGTCAAGATTTCCGCCTTGCTGAAGATAGTAATAGGCGAGAGCAGTTCTGGATTTACCGGAACCAACCCCGCCGCATAGAATGCAACCGTTCTTCATTTTTTCAAGGGCGCTGCGTTGATGATCATACAGACTGATACTCATTTCGGGTCACTCTCCAAAATATCCTGCATTCTACGGATAATTCGTCGCGTACACCAGAAATCACTGAAGTACATAGGCGTGAACCAGTAGTTCTCCAAAGAGTCACCATCTGTGATTGGATCGGTAAGCGAATTGCCGACCTTAACATATCCGGCAACGCCAAGCAGCGATATCTGCAAATAGCACATCAGCGCAACGAGTTCGTCGATGTCCTGAGCAGACACCAGCACATAGTTCTGGAAGTTGAGATGTTCTTTTTCCAGTAGCTTTTTTACCGTGTTTACACCGGCGATTATCGTCGCTCCGGCCCCGCAACATGGATCAGAGAGCGTGATATATCCCTTCATATCAATCTGGTCCTTAAGCGTATCGTTCATAGAAATATCAGCCATCATCTGGCAGACGTGATATGGTGTAAACACCTGACCGGAACGACTGTCATAGAGCTCAAGCGTCATATAAAGCTCCCCAAGGAAATCCTGTTCTGGATTTTCCTCCATGGCCATGACGAGGTGAGCGAGTAGTTCCGGAAATAGCTTTTGTTCCTCCGGACGATACTTCTTTATGATTTGTAGGTAACGTTTTTCACGCTTGGGATAATGCAACGGTGTCTTGTCGACAGCATTTGAAAACGAACATGCGGACATCACCACAAAGTCTCGCCAAATATCAATAGACCGATGGCGGCTCGTAAGCTGTCGGAAAGTATCCATGAACGCTTTTTCGGGAGGAACTCGTTTCTCTTCCTTGGCTTTTGTTTTCTCGCTTTGTTGAACAAACTTTGGAATATCAGGGGGCGTATATGGTTTAGGCGGCTCTTTTTTTGCATGAGCCGTTTTCTTCTTTTTTGCGGGCTTCCATAAAAGCATTGGCTTCTCCTTTCGATAAGTTGTTTTATCAAGGATATATTCCTTGATTGTTTCTAAACAACCCAATAACTTCCTTGTCAACAAACTCTGCTGCTATATGAAATACCTCATACATCCTCGAATCAACCGCAGCATACGCACATTTATAGAAGGTTAATGCGAGTCGATATGCGGTATCCTCTGCTGAATTGCACGGATTCGCAAGAATCGCTGTTATAAGTTCTGAAATTGCCCATCTTTGGACGGAATATTTTTGAAAATCGGTAGGTGTTGGTTTTTTTTGTATGAGCATACGTTCTTTTGAAACGCCGCGAATTGTTTTAGGATCTGTCTGTTTCAAAAACTCGCGTAGCATATAAACAAAAACACGATTGAAATTTTCACACATAAACGTTTCCACCTTAAAACAGAAATGGGACGCCGGCTACATCCTAACCAGCGTCCCCGCAATGCTTATTCCTGCGGATACTCGCTCGCAGCATACTTCTCAGCGAACTCATCCTCTTCGATGGTGACATACATCGTCTTGAGGTAGGCCTTCACACCGCTCTTCTCGTTCTTGGTGCCCTCCTGGATGATCCAGTTATAAGGGCGGATGATGAGATCCACATTGCTGATCTCGGCAAAGTCGAGAGCGCCGATGGACTCCTCATCGAGAGGCGTCTGCTTGCGGCGGGTGACCATGACGACCTTGGGAGGGAAGTTCTTGAAGCTCACCGCGACCTGGAGATAGTGGCGAGGCTCGTCACCTTCCTCACGGGGAGGCATCACGCGGATATTCCAGCCGTCTTCGATCAGACGCTGAGCATCGTTGTGGTCCTCGATGATAACGCAGAAATTGCGATCACCGGCGCGGTTGTACTTGTCCTCCTTACCGGAAAAGTTCCGGAAGATAATGCGGGCGTTTTCGATGATGATGTTGTCAGTAGCTTTACGACTCATGATTAAGACTCCTCTCAACTGTTAAAATGGATAGTGGAATGGACTGTAATGAACTCGTTCCCGAGCTTCCTGGTGTGCCAGTTCCTCTTTTTCAATGCAGAGGGTGCAGATGTTTTTCATAGGCTGCGGCTTCTTTTTCCACCGATAAATATTCTCGCAGTTTCTCAATCCACATCGCCTGCAAGTAAACCAACGAACACCGTCTTTGGTGAAGCTTTTCTCCATAGAATTACCTCACATCAAACGGTGTACTGTCTTCTTCGTGGGGTTCGCCGGGACCGAACCAAGGCGGTGTGTCAGAAACATACGGATCTTCGGAAACGAACCACTCGAAATCACCATACTTGGAAATATCAGTGGCCGCAGCATCAACGAGAGCATCATAGTATCTCCGGTCAATGCAGTCTTCCTTTCCGAGTTCCTTTACCATTTCAGACTCAAGCCAGCGATAGCCTTTCGTTCCAACGGCGGCATCGTACTTCTTTTCGCCAGTCTTTTTGTCAACGGACTCGCGACACAGAAGACCGCCGCCACAGCCGGGTTTGATGGGGCAGAACTGTCCGACTCGTCCAATAAAGACATAGTCATGACCTTTCTCGATTTCAGTTGTAAGTTCCTCGATACGAGCACATTCTGCCTCCATTGGCTCATTCAGCTTCGTTGTATCGGAAATCTTTTTCCACAACTTAGCATACTCATCCTCCAAAGCACTCACATCAGGCAGGCTCTCGTTCATATCCAGATAGAGCGCCCCTGTAACAGACTTCGTCTCGCACATATCCTCGAAGGTGATCTCCTCATGCGAGAAGAGCTTCTTGAAGACATACGGGATCTGGAACTGAGTGCCCGTGGCTGTCCACTCACCGGCGTGCTTACCGTCTTTGTACTTGGCAATATAAACGGCGTTGTTGACGAGGCACATGCGATCATAAGTTGCTTCGTGCTCGAAAATATAACCGTACATCTTACCGTAGTCCATGACGAACTGAATGATCTCAGGCGTAGCGTCTGGAATCTTGATAGAATCCGTCTTGATGTGAGCAACAACAAAGCCCCGTTTCTGAACCTCGTGCTTGAGGTTGATCATAAACAGGGCTCCGCGCTTGGCGACGATATTATCTTTGTTACGATTGTCATGGAACGGATTCTCGAAGCTGGCCGAAGTCAGACCGTAAACGGAGTTGATGGCGATTTTTAGCGCCTGTGCCAGAGCATCGGCGGCACTCTCGTCCGTCAGATACTTTGCCAGAGCGCCGTTCAGCATCTTGCGAGCCTTGTCGAACTCCTTATGCTTGATAGCGACACGAGCATCACGGATCTCACGAAACCGCTTCGTATAGACCGGCCCGAAGAGATCTTCTGCGATGATGCTTGAGGGATGCATAGAAGCAATATCCAGCAGAGCGATATTTCCGTACATACCAGGCTCGGCATAGACATAGCCACCCTCACCAACTTCTTCGCCGCGATAAGTAGACTTGCCTTTGTCGAACTTGTAACCAGGGAAGATCGGACGGTCTTTCTTGTCAAACGCCGTATAGTTGTCATATTCTTCCGGCCCAAACTTGAACGGCAGATCGTCCATGCTGCAAATCTGACTGGAATCGCCCATGTCGCGGTAATTGAACTGATCCTGCGGCTTCTTGTTTCCACCGAAGATGATCTTTGCGGTCAAAGTGTTCGTGGTATCGTTGACGGTCATTCCAGCCACATCGGCCAGGATCTCACGAGCTATGAAGTCAGCCTTACGGGCATTGAATACTGCCTCCGTAGCAATGACATCATTGTCACAATACTCGGCGACCTTCTGCCACATGCTCTCCGGAACAGGCTGGTCCCACGGAAGGCCAAGCTCCTGATGGTGGATGCCGAGTTCGATCTCCCACTTCTTCAAGCTCTGTTTTTTCGAGCAGAAGTCGTAAACATCAGTGTAAGAGACATTATAGGCTTCGCCAAAAAAGCAGTTGTTGCTCTTGGATTTCTTTTCGCTGCCGATGATCCGCTGAGACAGGTTGTAAAGCTGCTCATTGGTATAGCCCATCAAGCGAGCATAAAGAATGTGGTTATCATACCGCCGGCAGTTGAAGCCGATGAGTCGGAACTTCATCAGGCCCTCGATGTCTTCAGAGGTCGGGTTGATCATCCGAACCACAGGTTGTGCGCTTCCTGCAAACTTCCAGTTCACGAGGAAAAGGTTCGGAAACACCTCGACATCATAAAAGACGAGGTCAGCGGTTTCGTTCTTGGCCGCAGGGGCGGCATCGGCAGATTTGAACGGCATCTTATTCACGAGCTTGATGCAATACTCTGCCTGATTGGTGCTGTTGGCGGCAAAGGCCAGGACGGCATTGCGCATATCGGTAACATCATAAACCATGCCGCTTTCATACGCATCCGTTAGAATCTTGTGGATAAAGTCGATACTGGGCTTAGTTGCAGGGTGGATCTCCTTGTTGAGATTTCTCTTGATTTGAACCCTAAGCCCTTTCTCGCTCTGAACCACCTTGTTGTTTACCATGCTGCTTTCTCCTTTCAATGGTAACCCAGAGCTTATGGTTGCAATAGGTAGGTTGTTGAACTTAGTGAGTTTCCGGCGTAGCGAGCTTTTTCCAGTGAAGACCTTCACCTCAATATGGTCGTCATAGATACGGCTCAGCCTTGTCGGGTCGCCGGTGTAAATATAATGTAGATGGATACCCTGACCACCCTTGCTGACCTCGGCATATGTCGGAGGCCACTTGCTCGCCTCCGTCAGGTTCATGTCAAAGCACTTGTTGCCGTTCTCGTCCGGAATATCAAAGTCGATGACAATATGGTTCTCAGGCACCTTGACATAGTGAAGTTTAGAGGTATCCAACTGCGAAAGAGTCTTCGTGACTTTTTCCCATTTCTGCGAGGGCGTTTCTTTAGATGTGGCATATTGAGCAGGACAGTCCGCACAATCCTTGTCGAATGCGGATACTGTTCCATCAAACTGAATCAGCCGAGTTGTGGACTCCGGCTTATCAATGATGGTCTGCTCCTCAAATTTTTCAGTTCTGAAGCCACTGTAATAGCTCCGAACACGAGTGCCATCTTCCATACTGAAGCGCTCTGTGTAGTCATGGAAATAGTTCTTCAACTCTTCCTTGAATGCTCTCTGGCTGAGGGGGTACGAGACCTTTGCTTCCTCATTATAGGTCTTATACATCTCCCAAGCAGCCTTGAGGGACGTTCCGTCTTCACGCTTGAAGACAGGGTAGGAATCAACGATGTAGTTGTAGAAGTCATTGGAGGCCCCCAACATAGCAATCGGAATATAACCGTCGTAGTAAGCGGGATCTTCCAGATAGACCTCTTGACAGTGGTAAGCAATCGGGCCAAGTTCAAACGGGATGTGCTTCATGATGGTCTTGTATTCGTTCGGCTCGACCTTATCTCCTGTTGGGGAAACATCAATCAAACGTCGAATCAGACCGGATTTAGCGTCCGTAATACGAACCGGCTTGTTTGTGCCCATAAAGAGGAAAGCCTTAAAACGGTTGGCGTAAGTTGATTTGAACTTCTCGTTGACCGTCATCAGCTCATGCGAAACAAGGCTGTTAAGTCTCGTGTTATCCTCAATACGGGACAGGTCACCATCATGTTGAATGGCAACCAACGGGTTCGTCTTGAACGCCTCCAGCGCAAATGCATTGCTTGAAGAACCGAGAGCCTTAGCATCGAATACAGAGTAATAACCATCAAAGAGCTGCTGAATGATGTTGAGCACCGTGGACTTACCAGTACCAGCGGCGCCGTAAAGCACCATGAACTTTTGCAGCCTCTTGGAGTCACCGGACACGACCGAACCAATGGCCCATTCGATTTTGTGCCGCTCGGCAGGAGAGTACAGAACACTCATGAGCTTGTCATAAGAGTTCGCCTCACCCTGCTCAAGCGGATAATTCAGCATTTTGCTGGCATAGTCTTTTTTCCCCGTTTTGCTGTTTGAAAATATCAGTTTCTCGTCGAGCATATGGAACTGGTCCTTCATCTGCTTCTGGCAATATTTGTGCCATGTATCAATCATTCCGGTTTCCGCGTCCCACATATGCATGACTCGATAATTGTCATCAAAACGCTTACAGTTTTCCTCGGCGTATCGGTCCAGTTCGCGGTCGATCAGGTCAACCGCATCCTGTTCATCAGTCGACCACAATCCCCGTTCCTCAATCCAGATAGCGTAGAAATCGCCGCCTCTAATCATGAGGTCGCTGCTTTTCTTGATGATAAACTTGGGATAGATCTCGATGATACCACGCTTGCCACTGCGCGTTGCAATCACCAAGAAGTCTAACATTGATTACTCTCCTTCGCCGCGCTCCAACTTCTTTACTCGAACAGAGAGCTGATAGACCTGCTCCTCCAGCTTCCTGCGCTCAACCTCGGTTGCTGCGGCAAAGACCATCGCCCCTACCGCAAGCAACTTGAACATCTTCGTGCTGCGAGCCTGCCGCTGCATCTGCTTGCAGAAATTCTTAGACGGCATGACCGTCACGAAAATATCATGCGTGATCGTATTCATGTTAAACTCCCTTCTCTGATGATCTCGTTAAGATAGCAATTCATCTGATACCAGATTTCCATAGACCGCATATCAAACCGAGGGTTACGGATTGTGAACAGACCGCCCTTACCATCCGGTGCGTAGTCATGATCCATAAAACGGTCGAGAATCTCGTCGACCCGAACAGGATCAAACCGAACATCGCTCATGGAACCAAGGCCCAAACTGACAAGCATACTCCAGAACCACTGTCCGGTGCGGTTGCCAATATCAGGGTCTTCCATGATGTGTTCTTCACATCGAATGGCAAGGGCGATCATCATTTCAAGGATGCTGCAAGGCCGAATATCAAGGCAGTTGGCAATTACAGCATCACGATAGCCTTGCTCGCGACCGAACCGATACCTAAGCTCGATGCCATCCTCGGCCCGGTTGCCGTCCATCGGGATCGTGTATGCAAACTCCGTGTCGTGGAGCTTGTAGAACAGTCGCCGATAGGACTTATTAGAATATCGGTCGTCGACCACGAGCCGGTACATCCACTCGAAATATGGATCATTAAGCTCGCTTTTGGTCAAGGTCAGACCTCCTCGTCATTATTCGGAGGAAAGTTTTTCTTCTTGAAGTCGCTGAAATCACGCAGATCCTTGAGAATCTGATAGTCACAGCGCTTTGCATCACTCCTTACGAACACCGAATCGTCTTCGTATTCGCCGAAGTGGTCCAGCCCATCGCCGATGATTTCCTCCACATCATCAACGATTTCACCGCACTCATCAGCCAAGACGCCATCAGCGAAGTAGGTCAGGCTAACTTTCGTATAGTCTTCAAGTTCTCCGAATTCATCAGGAGAGATGACATACGGAACTTCACCGGGTGTTCCCGATGGCTTCTCGTCGATTGTTCTGGAGTAGTCCTTATAACCGGCCTCCTGCAAACGCTGAGTGTACTCGGTGATGCTACCCTTATCCACGTGCTTGGCAGCATTTACAAGCGAGACAGTTTTTTCTCCCGTTGTCGGTTTCTCACGCTTGGCGTATGCTGCTTTGACCGAGGCAATCTCTTCCTCGGCGAGTTTTGCGTACTTATCCTTCAGATAGTACCAGGCGCCTGCTGCGCCGATAGTAAGGCCTGCCACAAAGGCAAAGCCGGTAGATGCTTTACTCATCTTCGTCCTCCTCATCGTCTCGGATGCTCATGACGGTCATAGCCAGACCACCAAAGAGTAAAGCGCCACTCAACAGCAATCCGCCGGTGATGTGACGCTTACGCTTTGTGTCAAGAACATAGTCGAGCATGGAAATGAAATTCGCAATTCCCTCCATGTCAGTCACTCCTTGTAGCTGAGGACTGCTGCTCCGCCCACCAGGCAGAGACCGGACATAGTCGCCAGGGTATAAGAGAGCAGGGAAAGCATGATCTTCTTCATAATTGTTCCTCCTTTTAATCATAGCTTGAGAAGTAATGGTTTCCGACCTGGAACATAGGAACTCCATAGTCGCTATAATGGCCCGCATTGAAGAACACGACATCGTGGTCAGTACGATTTTCCAGTTCTTCTTCAACGAGCTTTACCAGCTCGTCCATAACATAGCAGCGGGTGATACGGTCGCCGTACATACCTGCATACTGGTTTTTCTGCCAGATGACCTCAGAGATCGTGTCCGGGAAATGCGGATCATCTACACGATTGAGAACGCTGTCAATGACCAGCCGCTGGCCCTGCTCGCATTCTCCCTCGGCTTCCGCCATAGCGCAGAGAGCAAGAAGCTCGATCTCCTCCCTCGTAGCCAAAGGCTCTTGTTCGGGAGTGGGTGCAGGCTCTTCCTCCAGTAAAATATCAGTGGACGGAGCAGATGCCTCGACGATCAGAGAGAGAGGTTCCGTCTGAATCGTAGGCTGTTCCGGAACCGTTTTGGTCGTCGTTGCATTTATCACAAAGTTACAGGATATGAAAATCGCCCCGACGAAGATAAGAAGGCAAATAAGCAATTTTTTCATCGGCTTGTCCTCACGCAAGGTAGTCATTCTGGTGGTCGACGATCTTGGAAGTGATGTCACCGACAACATTGAAGTCCAGAATGAACGCGCGCTTGTACTCGTCCGAATCAACATCGTGGCGACGAATCTCGGTCATACCGAAGTCAACAAAGTTGTCGCCGTAAGGCTTCTTGTCGTCATAGATCCAACCGACAACAGCGCCGGCTTTGGTGCGCTTGAAACCGAGCATATCGTAAACTTCATTCAAGAAGAGGTGATATCCGAATTTCCAATGATAA